GCTCTTCTTTGTTGAAGGTGATTTGTTTGACGATGTATCTGTTCATATTTGATATTCTCATTTAATTATTTAATATGTATATTATATCATATCAAATGGCATTTGTCAACTGTTTTGTTAACAAATATTAAATTATTTTATATCAAAAGGTTATAAGCTTATAACTAAAGAGAATATTACTCTTCCCAGTGTTCAGACAGCATAGTCTGTGCTCTGTCAAGCAATATAGGATCAGCCTTAGTAAGAATGTTCAACATATACTGTTTCTCATGCTTATAGGCTTTGTGAAAGAACTTCTGATCGTGGGGTATAATCGTATCAGAGTTCGATAGTAGGTCTGCGATCTTGATTGTTTGAGACGCGGGTGGTCCCAAAGCGAAATGATCGGCATCCATCTTTTTACGAAACGTTCTGTTTCCATCTTCTTTTTCAGAAACGTTTGTGCAGTAATGAACAAGTTCAGCAATATCAGTTCCGAAGTGAGATTTGATGTCTCTAAATGTGACAGGAGTATCTTCTACAACATCGTGTAGGATAGCAGCTGCCAACATCTCAGTAGTATGTTCAACACTATCTTCTAGAATTTTTGCTACGTGTATTGGATGAGTTATGTATGGCTCACCTGTGTATTTTCTGCGCTGATCGCCATGAGCTTCTATTGCAAGCATCAAGGCGTCGTTAATTACTTTTTTGTCTATCATTGTAATATTATAACACACTTTAATGTGTTTGTCAACCCCTAATGTATAGTTTGATTTCCGCTTTCAAAAAGAAGCTCGAGCATATCAATACAGTCATCAGTATGTCCTGCTTTGACTATATCAACTACACTTGGAAACTCATCTTCAGATTCAACTGGTAGAGTATACATCTTGTCACGTTTGGTTGCGCCGAACATATCTTTCTTAAAAACTTCAGCTGCTCTTTCTGTTCTGAACGAACAAACTGTTGTTAACTTAAAAGGATTGTTAGCTGAGAAACACGCAAAGATTCGGCCATCATCTTTATAGCCTAGCTCTTCCCCATCGTATGTTCCTAAGAACACACCCATATCTTCACAACTTAAAATGTATCTTGTTTTTTTCATGGAGTTCTGAGTATTTCTCCCTTACGGCTTTAAAATGTTCTAAGTAATCATCTATATCAAATACAAATGTTTGTGGTTCATTATCATCAACGCCAATAAACACTACGCCTTTTTTAACTGGAGTACCAGTCATTTCAGTAAAGGCTTTCCCGTAAAATGCAACTTGCATAAAATATCCGAGAATGTGTTCTTCTTTTTTAACTCGTCTTGATGTTTTAAAATCAATGACAGCTAGTTCTCCTTCCCACTCACCAATACAATCGACTTGGCCAGCGGTCTGTAGTTCGTCACTATAAAGGAAACATTCTTGGAACCAAACATTGTTTACTTTTTCGTCTAATACTTTTTTCATTGTATTAAACAAAAACATGTTTGCAGGCTGTACACCTTCTTTCCAATCTTCTTTGTTATCTATATAGTTTTCACAAATTTTGTGTACTGCAGTACCACGTCTGGATGCTTGAGTTGAGATACGATTAGCTTCTGCTTCTCCAACTCTTTTTCGCCATGCCTGGATTGAGTCTTTTGATAGGACTCCAAGTACAGTAGTAACTGAAGGATAAGCTTCACCAGTAGGTGTAAAGTATCTTCGTCCTTCTTCTGTTGTTTTTCGTGTTAATTTTGGTAATTCAATACCGTGATCGTAATGCTCAAATGCCATAATATAAGTTCTCTTTTTGTTTTAACTAACTTCAGTTGTTCTAGAATCTCCTAAAAACCTTTCTTTAAATGCTTCAGCAGTTGCTGATTCTTCAAACATGTAAGTATAAGTGTTAGAATCCATGTCAAATGAATAAGTATAACTCTTTGCTTCCACTTTAGTTTCAAGGTAAGATAAACATTCTTCTGCGATCGAGCTACCAGCCTTCACGCGGAATACTTGCTTAGTTAACCAAGTCAGTCTATAGTTTTCTATTTCTTGTGTCATAATATTTTACCGTTTTGGAGTTCACGGGGCTCCTAAGAACCCCGTCTATGTTCTCCTTCTATTTATTAAGCTACCGCAAATTGACTTTTGCCATAACTTACAGGTGTTCGTACCTGTCCGTTAATAGCACATTCCTTTGCAATAATATAATCTTTAACAAGTCCGCTTCGTACAATATCTTCAACACCGAACTTTACGATGCTAAACATGTTTATACGTTCTAAGACCTTTACAAAACTTACGAGCCCAGATACATCATTCTTGTGTCTATTAGTTGCCAAGTCATCTTGAGCTGTGTCTCCACAGAAAAAGATTTTACTTGTCTCACCAACACGTGTAATAATACTATCGAGTTCGTGGTACGTCATAGATTGGCATTCATCAACTATAATAATTGAATTATCAAATGTCAATCCTCTCACAAAAGATGATGTCATAAACTTAACTTGATTTTTTTGTTTAAGAATATCCCAAGCATCTCCTCGTTGAAACAGGTCATTAGCGATATCTGCATAAGGTGTAGCGTAGACTGCTTCTTTCTGAGCTTGAGTACCTGGCATAAAGCCTTGTTCTCTTGTCTGAACCGCTGATCGTACGATAACAATTTGATCGTACTCATCCTTTGATAAAATATCATTAAGTGCTAAATACATAGCACACATTGTCTTTCCTGTTCCTGCTGTGCCAATGGCGCAGATATTAAACCCTTGCTTATAGTCCGCAAACAAATCTGATTGAGTATTTGTAAGCGGCTGAATAGTTCTCATGGAAAATTTACTATCCATAGTACCATTCCTTATCTTTCGAGCGAGCCTTTTTCTCTCCTTTTGTGATTCACGACGTGGTTTTGCTGACATATAGAACCTCCTTTGACAGATCTCTGATTATTTCCAATCATTGATCTTGTTTCCTGTATAGCTTTTATTGGTTTTCATTGACGAAAGTATATCACGAAATCCTTGGTCGGGTTTCATGCGACCAAGACGTGCGGCCTCAATCACGGGACGTGGCGCAGTAATCTTTTGCTGTAGGTGGGGGTTGTCTTTTTTGAATTCGTCTAGTTTTGTATAAGACATGAAGTGTTCAGTCACTTCACCAGTTTCTGTGTTTTGAAAATCGTATGTGGGCATTAATTAAATTATCCAATCTATCATGTAATTATTTATTAATCCTAAGTTACCATTTCATAAATTTCTTTCCAATTTTTTACTTTTGGAATCGAATCATTTTGATAATCAGCATTAAACAAATGTTCTATAAGCACTGATCTTAATCCAAGATCGTAGCCGCATTCAGCATTTGAAGGTTTATCTTCAACCCAAATACATCCACTATCTTTATAAGGAAGTAAGCCATCATCTTTATCAGCACCACAATCTAAGCAAACTATCTTTTCAAACACAGAAGGACCAAAGAGTTTCTCTAGGTTCTGTTGTCTTAGTTTACCGGCATAGTAATCAGTACTGAGACTAGTAATACAGTGAAAAATATAACCTTCTTCATGTAGCCGTTTAACATATTTGATAGCATCCCTTAGACCAGGAAGGAATCCAATCCTTGCTGATTCATTAAATTGACGTACTAATATTCTGCTTTCTCTTTTGGAAAGGTCGAACATTTCAGCGATGTCATAGACACCTTCTCTTACAACTTCGTAGTTGTTCTCAGACATCCATTTGACGAATGAGTATTTCCAATCTAGTAGTACACCATCGCAATCTACTAGTATTAATTTATCTGTTCTGTGATCCATATTTTACCTTTTTTCATAATTTATATTGATATTATAACACACTTTAAGTAGTTTGTCAACCTTTATTTAAAATAGTTTTCAATGGTCCATTCAGTCACCCACTCGTCAATCTGGGGTTCACTGGTCCATTTAATTTCTCTGTTATAGGGTTTATATAGATCTCCAGAAAAGTAATCCTCGTAACACACAAGGACACCTGGTACCTTCTTGTACATGAGTCCCATGGCCTGATAGTTACGATCTATTTGAGTTACAAGAGCTTTTGTTTCAACATTAGTCTTGCTTGTTGTGAACAACGGATCGTTTGGATCTATGGTATTTCGATAAGTTTCACCGACTTTTAAAGTACCACGATGTAGTTGATGCATGCGTGTTGAGTATTCGGCTGTGTTAGTTATAAAACCAGTTTGACTAAATGAACCTGAGTGTCTTACTTCCATCCAACTTTTAACTTGAGCCATAAGATCTCTACGATAGAGATAGTACACTTTATCTGCTTGAGCCAGAACACTTGCAAGCTGATCGTAATCTTCATCAAAATGGCTTGGCATGATCTTATAACAGGCTGAAGCACCATCTTTTAATTCTTGAAATAAATTCCATCGGCTTAGATATGTATCAACCCAACTATAAGCTGGGTAACCAAATTCTTTGATTACAGTTTCTTTTGCTGGTAATTTACCAATTGGATGGGGCCTTTCGTGAGAAAAAAGCTCACCTTTATAAGGCAAGCGATATTCGTCAGATTTCTTTAAAGTAAATGAAGTACTTCCTGTCCTAAAATTAGTTAGGACAACAACATTACGTGTCATACTTATCTTTTAGCCTTTGGCGCCTTTGAGATTGTTTACGTTTATTTTTACGCTTTTCCTCTAGCCGTTGTTGAGTTTTATTATCTTTTCCAATATCTTCATCTGGGCGATTGGATTGACGGAAATCCGTGTATCGCTTGGCCATTGTACATTCCTTATCGCATATCCATTGGGGCAGTAAATATCTCAGGGAAAGCTTCTTCTAAAGTAGCTTTAGTTAATCCTGGTACCTTCTTGTGTGATAGCATATGATTTGCTACAAGCTTAGCGTCATCATTATCAATAGCTTCTAGCATTGCTATGAATAAGTTTTCGCGCTTCATTGCTGGTTTCATGTCGTCATAACCACCACCTCTAATGAAGATCTTTAAGCGTCTAGCTTCTCTAAAGAGCATAGTTTTAGCTTCATCTTCAAATTCGTTTGGCTTCCACGGGGGTGGAGTGTCAGGCAACAGAAACTCAATATCTTCGTCATAAATTAAGCGTAGTACATTACGAAAAGGAATGGTATCGTTCTTTTGAAGGTACGCTACTTTATCTGCTTTCTTTTTCATTGAGGGGAGTTCTGAGAGAATCTCAGACATTGAATATCTAATCATTTTAAAAGTCCTGTATATCAGTGATCAAGTTTTTCAACTTTTTCTTTACAAAGAAGTTAAAGAGATGCTGTCGACCAACTTCTTTTGCATTGTTATATTGTTCTAAGATTTGATCTCCATACTCAGATGGTATTTGACTCAAGTCAATCATCTGTTTATTTCGATTAAATCTAAGTTTTGTTTCTTCGTCCATTGTATCGGGCTCAGAAAGAAACTGTGTAATTCTTTTCTTAGTCATTGGCTTTTGTCTTGTACCAACAGCTAGGCAGTTATCAGGACTAAGTACGTTTGGAATACCGTCACCGACATCGCCTCTTAACACATGTTCCTCAAGGTATTTATCTGGGTTGTCATGTCTTACCCACTTCTTCATAACGGGATTATATTGGTCCACGTTACCATAAGTTTGTAATTGAATGAAGTCTTTGTCACCAGATAGTATTAATATCTTTTCAGCACCTGTGTTCATAATAGTGCCATGTTCATGTACAAGAGTAGCGATAATATCGTCTGCCTCACATCGCTCTATACTAATAACTTTGTAAGGAAAGAATTCTTCGATCTCTGCTCTAATACGGTGAATGCACTCAAAGAGTTTATTCCAATCCATATCAGAAGCATCACGACCTTTTTTACGATTAGCTTTGTAGTAGGGGAAGTAGTCTCGTCTCCAAACGTTTGGGTTATCACAGCAGAGTACGATCTCGCCGTATTCTTTGTGAAACTTTTTACGATTGAAACGAACTGAGTTTAAGAACATATGACGAAGTAGGTTTTCGTCGGGTTCAACGTTGTGATGATTGCCAATACTCGCGAAGAGAGATGCCATCATTACTTGATTGTAGTCTAGTAATATCATAATTTATCCATTAATTTAATTTGTAGAGTATATTATATCACAAATCTTCGTCTTTGTCAACCCCTAATTCATCTAATAATGTACTTTTAAGCCCACCAGTCGTTGTTCCATCTTCATCTGTCTCAAGTATAGCCACATTTTTTAGTGCAAATTCTTGTAAAGGATGAGATGCGCCTAGAGTTTGTAGGTGTAAAGCTTTGATCGCTTCAAAGATCAATATCATATTTGGAAAATACTTATTGATGTCTTCGTCAAAATCACAGTTTGCTCTAGCCATTTCTGATAGGACGTTTTCCCATATGATCTCAGCTAAGTCATTAGCATAAGATTCCTTATACATTTGAAGATTCTCTTTTACTTCTTCAGCCGTCCTTGGCGCATCTGAAATAAATCTTGGGAAATTAATTACGTTACTTGGTTTCTCTTTGTCCACTAGTAATATTCCTTAAAAGTGTGTTCCACATAACTTGGAACGATTGTATGTTGTTTCTTGCTAAGTTAAAGCGATCGCTATAAGTAAACCCATTGAAGTATGCAGGATTTTGTTGTATTTGCTGCAACAATGAACGTGCTACTGAAAAAGCGTAATTGGCATGGTCTTGAGTATTTTCTGTCCAATCATACATGATCGTAGCATTCTGTGCGGTTTCAGGAAGTGCACCATAGTTTGGATGGATACAAATAACCTGACTCTTAATAGCTTCAATCAAAGCAATACATGATGTCTCTTTCCAAATGTTTGGATATAGGAATATATGAGACTTGTCTAAAGCTTCTAAAACTTCTTCGTTACTCTTAGCACCGTGATAGGTCATATTCGGATGAGCTTCAATAGTCTTAAATAATCCTGAGTAAGCTTCGTCACGTTGAGGCCAACCATAAATGTCAAAACTTGAATAGACATCTAAATGAATATTATCAAATTGTTTTGCTAGAGCATCAAAGATTGGTACTAAAAGTTCTAATCCACGGTGGGGAGTAGTATGATAAATGAAACGTACTGTTTCCATATCTTTTTCTTTCGGCTTATATTCTGTTTCTACTGCGTTATGAATCACACTACATTTTGAATATGGAATACCATATCTTACAATATACTGATCTCTTTGCCATGCAGATACAAATACAAACCAATCAAACAAACTCCAACCACCATCTCTAAGAATCTTATTCTCTGGATCTTCTGCCAAATCGTGGCACCATAAGATGTTTGGTACATCTTCATACAATTCTCTTGGTCGAGATAGATGTACAGCTGCTTTTTCTAAAAGCTCTTTGTCAACTGAATCAACAAGACGCTGTCTCATCATTTCAGTTCCACCTTTTGAATTGGCGGACAGTTCTGATTCTACGATCTCACCTTTATATACTACACTCATTTTAATTCCTCATTCATAATTTGCTTCTCCTAAAATCATTTCGAGCGTTTTGTTTGCGCCCTTTTTGTCCCACCAATCCTTTAAAAACTCGTATGAGTAAATTGCAGATTGTGCTTGTTGGTTATAATAATATATATTCTTTGAACGAAAGTCTGTAACGTTCTGATTAAATAA